GAAGGAGAGAACGATGAGTGATGTGTATTCACTATTCGAGCAAGAGGCAGCTGACCCTCAAGCATTTAAGCAAGTCAGAGAAGGCGATACTAAAAGTTTATCGTCTTTAATCCGTAGATCTGTTGAATTAAGTCAACAAATCAAAGACACCGAAGCACAACTAAAAGACCTACAACAGAAAAAGAGATCTGTTGATGAGGAAGATATACCCTCATTAATGGAGACTATGGGTGTTGAAAGTCTTACAGTTGATGGCAACAAAGTTTCAATCGATAAGTTTGTTTCTGCTAGAATACCCGAAACTAGGAAACAAGAGGCTTTCCAATATTTAAGAGAGGTTGGAGAAGGCGATCTTATCAAGAACGAAGTTGTTGTAAGTTTCAGTATGGGTCAAGATAATCAAGCTGGTTCTGTAGTTGCAGATCTTGAGAACAAAGGCTTTGCGCCTGTCAAGAAACAGCATGTACATCCAATGACTTTAAAAACCTGGGTAAAAAATAGAATTGAAAGTGGTAAAGAAATAGACTTTGATCTATTTGGAATATACCAGGGCAACCGTGCTAAAATAAAGGGAGGTCAATAATGAACCAAGTTGCACAAAGAAAGTCTACTAATGTGGTAGCATCAGAGTTAGATAAAATGTTAGAAGCTGACGCTGGTGTTGGTCTTGAGAATATCACAACGGATGATATGCAGATACCTTTTATAAGGATTATCCAAGCATTATCTCCACAATTACAAAAGGATGATCCTTTGTATATCAAAGGTGCAGAACAAGGCGACATCTTTAATACTGTTTCACAAGAAGTGTACAAGCAAGATGAAGGTGTGATTGTCGTTCCTGCTTTCTTTGAGAAGAAATTTTTAGAATTTCAACTCAGATCAAGTGGTGGTGGTTTTGTAAGAGAACTAGCTGCAGATGATAAAGACATAGCAATGACGAACCGTGAGGGAACAATCGAGATGTTACCAAACGGAAACGAGTTGGTCAGAACTCATCAACATCTAGTGATAGCAATGTCTGCCGATGGGACTATTGCACCGAGTGTTCTTGACATGAAGAAGACACAGTTAAAAGTGTCTCGTAGATGGAATACTTTAAAAAATAGTGCAAGATTACCAAGTGGTGCTCTTATGCCTATTTATGGTACGGCTTGGCAACTAACCACTGTGTTAGAAGCCAACGATCAAGGCAAGTGGTTTAACTACAAGCTAGATCGTATCAATGACGTTACACCCGAGATAGAGAAGATGATGCTTGAAGCTCGTAATATGTATCAAGGTGTAGCCAAAGGGGAAGTCAAAATGGCTGCCGCTTCTGCTGATGAGATAGCAGAGAAAGACGAAGTACCGTTCTAACTAATCTAGCCGTGTAGATACCACACTCATCTACACGGTTTTTCTTTTTGGGAGTGTAGAGTGAATTTAACAGAAGAATTATTATATGCTTTTGAAGGTTTTAGTGGAGCACACGGACAGACAGAAGTATCCAATCAAAGAATGAATGGCAAACAAAAAGCCAAGTCATTTATCGTAAGACAACCACTGACATTAGAGTTGATGCAAGGGCACATAGATGGAAGAAAAGGTGTCGGTGCAATACCAATTAACGAGCAAAATCAATGTAAGTTTGGTGCTCTTGATATAGATGAATATCCATTAGATCATAAACAATTAGTAGATAAACTAGACAAGTTGAAGGTCCCGTGTATCGTGTGTCGTAGTAAAAGTGGGGGTGCACACATATTCTTTTTCTTTACAGAGTGGATGGAAGCTGCCGATTTCAGAGATAAGTCTGCCGAGATAGCCGCGGCACTTGGTCATGGACGTTGTGAGATATTTCCAAAACAAGAACAAGTATTGGTGGAGCGAGGAGATGTGGGGAACTTCATCAATCTGCCATACTTTGATGCAGAAAAAACTTTGAGATTTGCATATTGGAAAGAAAAGTCTAAGTATGTAGAGGCTACTCTTGAGCAGTTTATAGGCAGAGTGCACAAGATTAAGTGTGATCCAAAAAAATTCATGGAGATCTCTGTTGGTGGTAAACCAAACTTGTTTCCAGGTTATGTTCCGTGCCTTAAATCTTTACTTAGCATGGGAATCTTTGAGGGTGGTAGAAACAAGGCGGCTTTTCAACTTGGTGTTTTTCTACAGAAATCATCTCCGAATGATTGGAAGATGCAGTTAGAGCAGTTGAATGTAAAACATTTTACTCCACCATTGCCTGCATCTGAGATTGTTACAATACAATCTACATTAGAGAAAAAAGAATATCAGTATCTATGTAAAGAAGAACCCATGTCATCACATTGTAATCAGAGTGTGTGTCGTGGTTTGAAACATGGTATTGGCACAACATCTATGCCTGCGATCAGTGGCTTGTCTGTTATATTATCAGAGCCTCGTCTGTGGTTCTTGGACATAGATGGTAGAAGACTTGAGTTGACTACAGAAGAACTTCAAGCACCAAGACTATTTCAAAGAGCATGTATGGAGCAGTTGAACTTCATGCCACCAAAGATGAAAGATTCCGATTGGGAAGTACAAGTTAACGGACTGCTTGAGAACTGCAATGAAATTGCAGTGCCACAAGAACTGACATACAAAGGACAGTTCTTATCGTATCTTGAATTATTTTGCACGGGTCGAGTACAAGCACAGAGTTTTGAAGAAGTTGTTTTAGGTAAACCATACACAGAGATAGAGGAATCTAGAACATATTTTAGAATAGATTCTTTGATGGAGTTCTTAAGAAACAGAAAGTTTGACAACTATACGAGAGCACAAGTCCAAGAGAGATTAAAAGAAATAAACAATGGAGATAGTTCTGTTGTGAAAAAGTTTCAAACATCACAAGGTAAATGGAAAACTGTTAGAGTTTGGTGGATACCAGAGTTTGGAGCAGACGTTGAGATTAAACCAATAACAATCGAAGAAGAGGAGGTTCCGTTCTAATGGAGGTTTTGATAGCTTTTTGTGTGATTTTTATTGAAGAGTCTAGATACAAAGGTGGAAAGGCATTGTGTAATTTTTGGAATCCTGGAGTTGAGTTTAAGAGTTTTGAACAATGTACCAAAGATAAAAAACTTATAGAAGATTACTTGATAGAAGAACTGTGGAGGTTACATCCACAAGCAGTAAAGATAGATGCAAAAGGAGTATGTGGTGATGTCGATTGATTTTGAAAAATTTAAAAACCCAAAGGAATATTTAAAAGATGGTAAAGAGGTTACTATCTTTGGACCTCCTGGAACGGGTAAAACCACAACTTTAATCAAATTGGTTGAAGGTAGTCTGGCTCATTACGTTGATCCCAAAAAAATAGGTTTTATGTCTTTTAGTAGAAAAGCTGCAACAGAAGCAAAAACCAGAGCATTAAAAAACATAGAAGGTTTAGATTCAAAAGATTTAATTTACTTCAGAACTTTGCACTCTCTTGCTTTTAGTTGGCTTGGCTTAAGTACATCAGAAGTAATGTCGGGTCGTGATTATAATGAGTTAGGTAAACTTGTAGGTCTAGATTTCAGAACCACACAGACAGTAAACATAGAAGAAGGTCCACTCTTCAATGTTGGTGCTGGTGGCGACAAATACATGTCTTTGATTCAATATGCTCGTGTAAAACAAGTAGATCTACAAGAAGAGTTTCACAAAGGCTGGGATCACAGTTTAAATTGGCAACAGTTAAGTGTGTTAGACAAGGCTTTCAAAGATTATAAAAAAAGACAAGGTAAGTATGACTTCATTGACATGATAGAAAAGTTTATATGGAAAGGGACATCTCCTGAGTTTGATCTGCTTATCATAGACGAGGCTCAAGACTTAGCTCCACTGCAATGGAAGATGGTTAAAGAAGTATTAGTTCCTAATTCTCAAAGAGTTTATTATGCGGGGGATGATGACCAAGCAATATATTCGTGGATGGGTGTTGACGTAGATAACTTTCTTAATGCTAGTGAAACTAAATATATACTGAGTAAATCATATCGTGTTCCAGAACATCCCTTTGCTTTTGCTAAAGGATTGACCGATCAAATCACGAAACGAGAAAACAAATCGTGGAATCCAACAAAAGAAAAAGGATTTGTTACATGGCATAATGACATTCTTGATGTTGATATGACAGAGGGCGAGTGGTTAATTTTAACTAGGACTAACTACATAGCTAATAAAGTTTGCAATAAGTTAAGAGAAGAAGGTTATGTGTTTTGGAGAGAAGGAGAAGGATGGTCTGTATCCGTTAATGTACTAGTGGCAATAGAAGTTTGGCTAAAGTTACAGAGAGGAGCAACAGTGCCTGCCGATTTATTGAAACCTTTTTCAAAACTTATAGATCCTAAGTATATACAAAAATCGGGTAGAAAAATCATGTATTCTCTATCAGACGATGAGGAATGGAACTTGATAGACCTTAAAAGAATATGTGGTTTTGAGGCAAATAACTTTGTAACATGGCAAAATGTCTTAAAGATATCAGAACAAGTCGCTGCATACATAATATCTGTAAGAAAGAGAGGAGAGAAGATCCTTTCGGCAGATCCTAGAATTCGTGTATCTACAATCCATAGAGCAAAAGGTGGAGAAGCTGATAATGTAGCATTGTTGCTAGACTCAACGAAGGCATGTATTGAAAGTGAGGATCAAGATGCCGAAAAGAGAGTTTGGTATGTAGGTGTAACAAGAGCAAAGAAAGAACTACACATAGTAGTAGGATCAGGACAACATCAATTTGGAGATTTAAGATGAAGAAAGAATGGTATTTACAACAAGCAACTGACGAAAAAGACCCTAGACCATTTTGGGATAGTTATGTTCATGATATGTGTGAAGTGCTTGAAACTACAGACAAAACCCCTTTTGGTAAACCAGTAAAAGGTTTTGAAAAAAATAAAAAAGACAGAAAATATTTCTTAGATGAGGCAGAAAAACTAATCAATGGTCCGAGAGCCAAAGAGTATGGGCCTGCTAAATTTAATCATGAAAGAATAGCCAAGATATGGTCTGTTATATTGGCAAGAGAAATTACGGCACAAGAAGTTGTGGCTTGTATGGTTGGTGTAAAACTAGCTAGACTAGCAGAAACGATAGAACACGATGATAGCTGGGTTGATATTATTGGCTACGCTGCATTAGGTGGAGAAATTATAAATGACAAGTGACCAATACCATTTATTAGAACAAGATATAAAAGATGTAGCATGGGGTAATGTGGACTCTGATTGGACACCACCTCAAACTATACCAGATCTGTCTCAATACGATACGATAGCTATTGACTTAGAAACTAAAGATGAAAACTTAATAAAATTAGGACCTGGTTGGTGCAGAAAAGATGGACATATTATAGGTATAGCAGTCGCTGCGGGAGATAGTTCTTGGTATTTTCCAATAGCACACACTGTGGGTAACATGCCAAGAAGGGTTGTTATGCAGTGGCTGACAGACTTATGTAAAGATACAACTAAAACATTTGTGTTCCATAATGCTTTGTACGATCTTGGTTGGCTTAGAGCAGAGGGCGTAGAAGTTAAAGGCAAGATCAGAGATACCATGGTTGCAGCGCCTTTGTTAAATGAAAATAGAAGATATTATAATTTGAACTCGTTAGCTGGAGATCATCTCGGTACATACAAAGATGAGAAGATGCTCAAGAGTGCCGCCGAAGAGTTTGGTGTAGATCCAAAGTCTGGTATGTGGAAACTACCACCTCGTTACGTTGGTGCTTATGCAGAACATGATGCTGCCATAACTCTGAAACTTTGGGATGTGTTGAGAAAAGATATAACCAAAGAAGAATGTAGTGGTATTTTTGAATTAGAAACTAGACTTACACCTTTGCTTTTGGATATGAAAACAGCAGGTGTACGAGTAGATTTAAATAAAGCTGAGCAAGTTAAGAAAGAATTAACTACTTTAGAAAAATCACTTGTAGATGAGATAGTCAAAGAAACTGGAGTTACGATAGAACCTTGGGTCGCCACATCTGTAGCAAAAGTCTTTGATGCTATGGGACTTGCGTATTCTCGCACAGAAAAGTCCGGGGCCCCCGCCTTTACAAAACAGTTTCTTGCCAATCATTCTCATCCCATTGCGAAGAAGATTATAAAGATAAGGGAAGTTAATAAAGCCAATACGACTTTTATCGATACAATTCTTGAACACTCGCATAAGGGCAGAATACATTGTGACTTTCATCCTCTACGTTCTGACGGCGGGGGAACCGTTACTGGTAGATTTAGCTCAAGTAATCCAAACTTGCAACAAATACCTGCAAGAGATCCATATATAAAGAAACTTATCAGAGGATTGTTTATTCCAGAGGAGGGGTCAAAGTGGGGATCTTTTGACTATGCTTCACAAGAACCAAGATGGTTAGTACATTACTGTGCTACATTGACTGGCTTTGACAGACACCCACAGATAGATGACGTTGTGGCTTTGTATAAAAAAGGAGAAGCTGACTTTCATCAGATTGTGGCAGACATAGCAGGCATACCTAGAAAACAAGCGAAGACTGTGAATCTTGGATTGATGTATGGAATGGGTAAAGGTAAATTAGCAAACATTCTTGATCTAACTGTAGATGAAGCAACTGCTCTTTTAAATAAATATAATGATAAAGTTCCGTTTCTAAAATCAATATCAGAGAAGACAACAAAGAAAGCATCACAGAGTGGAGTAATTAGAACTTGGTTGGGCCGTAAATGTAGATTTAATATGTACGAGCCTATATCTTATCAATACAACAGAGCATTGCCTATGAAAGAAGCTATCGATGAGTATGGTGGTAAAGGTAGAATCAGAAGAGCTTTTACATACAAGGCACTAAACAGACTTATCCAAGGGTCAAGTGCAGATCAAACTAAAAAAGCTATGGTTGATTGTTACGATGCTGGTCTTACACCAATGCTAACAGTGCATGATGAATTGTGTTTTAATATTGAAAATGATAAACAAATAGAACAAGTCAAAGAGATTATGTCTAATTGTGTACCAGAACTTAAAATTCCCTTTGATGTGGATGCTGAAATGGGGTCAAATTGGGGAGAAGTTGGATAGTGGACAATACAAAAACATACAAAAACAAAGGTATTTTTAGGATATAATCACACACGGACATATCGTTTCGGCTCTGTGTGGCGATCTGAGAGCCTAATTTTTTCGGACAGGCTTACAATATGCAGTAATTTTAGCCATTTTGCCATCTAACAGCGGAACATCAGGTTGATTGTTCAAACGTCTAGCAAAATACAAACAAGTATTAATATTTTCAAATCTTTGTGTCTGATCTACCACTCTTTCGTTGAGCATGAAGATCAGAAGAAACTCTATCATTCATCTTTTGCCTTCCAAAAATACTCGTCTGTATCTCCGAGTCTAAATTTTTGTCCGTTCTCAACTTGATATATCTCTGTGCTAACTTTGAAGTCTGGCTGCAGTGGCTTGTCTGGTGTGAGTGAATTGTCATACACTCTCATTCTATTGTTTGGATACAAACAGAATTGTCCGTTCTCTAATTCTATTATGTTATTTGATTTATGTTCTGCTGGTTTTTCGCTGGTAGAAAAATCTACTGCGTTTACATTCTCATGATAGTTATCAAGAGTGCATACATAAGATCCTTTTAGGATGCCGTGGTCTCTTGTATATACTTCAAAGTCCATGGATCCTATAAATTGTTTGCTAACAGCCACCACCCCATAGTCCATGCAATTCCAAAACTGGAGATTATAAAGGTCCATATCTGGAGTTGGGGTCTGTGGTTCAGAAGTAAAAGCACTAATAGGTAGTTTATCGTAAAGAGCACCGTAGTCAGGCAGATAAGTTTCAAAATAAAAAGCTCTACCTGGAATAGATTTTGCTGTAACCCAGACACCTTTTACAAACTCTCCATGTCCGTCTTCTCCATCTCTTAAATATTCTTTTCTAACCCAAACATCAACCGAGGGTAAATTAACAACTAATGTAGACATCTATGTATAAATTAACCCCAATCTGTAACCATTCACTCTATCGTATGTAAGAACTTCTTTTCTGTTTGCATCACCAACGTATGACACATGCACCCAACCAGAACTTGGACCTTTGGCTCTTTCATAACACTCTAATATTAACTGATCGAAATTTATTTCGTTTGCTATGTACTGTGCTAGTTCTGCATTAGCAACGCCTGGTATTTCTATATCAGCGGCCTGACCTTTGCAGTGTTGACTGGTGGATTTTGATCCTATGGCTCGACATAACGCTGCGCTGCGATATCCAGAGTTAATCATGATTGGTTTACCAAAATGTTCACGGACAGGCTCAAGGACATTTTCACACAATGCCATCATAGCAACTACATGTTTATCTCCAGGCATGTTTTCAATGCCTTTTCTTTCTGCCGTTTGTGACTTAACAAACTCCGTTATTGTAAAATGTGGGGATAATCTACTCATCCAGTTCTCCTAGCTATCTGCAAATTCTTTAAAATATCTTCTGGGTTGTCTCCAAGAAAAGAAGCCATCTGTCTTGTTGCAGCAGGTCCAAACAATGGATCAGAAGGTGATACTTCACTTGTCTGAATATTCGTGGGTCGTGATTCTGGAAGTTCTGTTGTAATATTTACAGGTGGTGTGGTAGTAGTAACAGAATCCTCACCAGGTGGTATTAAAGAACTAACATCATCACTATCAAAAGTTATGAGATCTGGCTCTCTAAATTCAGACAACGGTATATCTTCTCTTTGCAACTGTAAATCCTTAATTAATCTTCTAGGATATTCAACTTTTTTTCTTCTGAAAAATTTTATTGTATCTTCACTTGGTTGAAAAGGTTCATACCTATCCTTAAATAGAGATCTTATTTCTTTCTCTCCTACTTTATGTTCTTTTCTAAGTTTTGTTTTAATCTCTTTTGGATCCATGCCCAGTGTTATTAAATCATCTATCATTAACTTAAACTGTCTAAAAGTCTTTAATCGTGCATTATCTGCTTTAACCCACTGTGATACGAATTGATCGAAAGTAGGTTCTTGAACTCTTTTTATATCATTAAATATGGAAGCAGCTTGAGATCTGTTTTCTTTAAACTCAACAGATTTAAATTTTAACTGCTTGTCCATGTCTATTACTTCTGACTGAAGACCAGTAAAAGCTCTGAACAGTTCTCCAGATGTCGTAAAACTTTTACCAGTTAAAGGATCTTTTTCATCTGGAAACAATACACCTCTTGCAAAACGAGAAAGTTTAGGGGACTTAGCTGCATCTGGATCAAGCTCTGATCCTATAGGTATATCAACTGGTACTATGCCAGGCTGTAATGCTCGTAGCATATGTAATATAATTTTTTCAGATTTTTTACCAACTGGATCAAGATCTCTATATATTATAGCACCTTGAGCAGTTTCACCTTGACGACCAAAAAGAGCTTTAGGAGCCACATCTGCTAACGCTTCAAAAGCAATCGATGGATCTGCAAAAGGTTGAAAGAACTCATACAAACTTTCTAAGACTGCATTTGATACCTTATCATAACCGTCTCCACTAAGTTTACCAGTAGTATCTAACTCATTTAAAACCGTTCTAAAAGGTCTGGATAGAGTATCGTATGGAGTTGTTCTACTAAAATCTATATATTCTAAGTTACCTTTTTCGTCTCTACCAACTGGTATTAACTGAGAGTTTCTTTGCCAATATGGACCTAATCGTCTTGCCGCATCCATTTGATCCTCTGATGTACCTGTCATGTATTGTGCAAAACTAGCAAGACCAGGCCCAACTGTTCCAAATGTAACTGTTGCTCCCATCAATCTACGCATACCTATCTCTCGTATAGCTGCATCATTAGAAGAGAGTTCTCTTAATGCACTATCTAATACATTAAATCCAGTTCTTAAAATCTCTGCTGGAAATGCTATAAAGTTACCAAGAGGTAATCCTCGTAAACCAGTTATAAACTCTGGCACTAATTCATAGTTAGGGACAGTGTTTCGTACCACATCTGCTGCATGTTGTTTCATGGACTCATCAATACTTGTATTGCCTTTTGCGTTAATGTGTGCGTAAAAATTTTCTTTATATTTTAACTCTTGATTTAAATTTCTGGATCTATTTAGTGATTTTATTCTAGCATTTCTTAGCTTTGCTAATTCAAACTCATAGCCATATATTTTCCAGATATCATCACCACCCTTGTATAAGTCTTCTGCAAACTCAAAAGGAGCCTTGACTACATCTTTGAAAAATCTCATGCCACGACTATCTTTTTTTAACAGATCCATACTAGTTGTTAGATCGCCTCGACCTGCTGCTTGTCTTTCTATTTCTTCAAACTCGGCTCTTTTAAAACCAAGACCCTTTCTTAAGTTGTCTTGTATTTCTCGTAGTTGAGCCGAACTACCAATAACACCTCTTCTTTGTAGTTCTTGTAAATAATTTACAGTATACTCATCTCCTTTTCCTACAATATCTCTTAAAACTAAACTGACGGATGTTCCAAGACTACTGTCTTTTCCTATGTTTCCGTTAGCCAAAGCAAAACCAAAAGCAGATGTTACATTTCTAACTTGTGTTATGGGAGATAAAATAGTTTTTGTATATTGTGTTATACCTTTTGCTTTTAATAAAGGAGCATAAATATATCTAAGTAACATACCAAAGTTATCATCGTCTGCATATACGGGAGAAGTCATGGACTTCCACATGGCTTTGGGGACTGCATAACCAAACATTCTTCCATAGACACTTTGAGAAGCTGTTGTTCCTCCAACAAAATTACCATCTACTCCATGACGACCTAAAACTTTATAGTCTCCAAGACTTGAAGTGTAATCTTTCAATATATTTTTGACATCTGAATCACTGAGATCATCAGCACTGGCAAGACTTCTTTTTTTTGCTTCTTGTTCCAATACATCTTGTGTTCTATAAAATATAGGTTTTATACCTTTTGTCGCAGATTCTGCTATATTTTTATCTGCTATCTCTCTTAATTGAGTATAAAATTTATCAGATCCAACTAAATTAGATATTTCAGAAATAGTTGTAATAAAAGATTCTCGTGGATTTCTAACTTCTCCATAAATCTCTCTTATTATTTGATTGTCTACTTGTCTTTTACTAACTAATCCAGTGTTGATTCTAACCTTTGCAAGACGACCAGTTTCTAAACCAGAGGAACCTCTTCTTTTTGCGTCAAGTGAAACAAGTTCAATATATTTTTTTGCAGCATCTTGAGAGATAGTATCTTCTCCAGAAGCAAATCTTGCTCTTGCTGCATCATCAAAACTATATTCAGAATTACTTAAAAACCTTTGAACATGTTTAAAATCAACGCCTTGATTATTAACTATCTTAGTTGCAATGTCTGTGATCTGTTGATCTGTTAAGTTAAAGTTTTTATCATTAAAAATATTATATTGTCTTGTTAGATAACCACCTTCTCTTATATTTTTTTCTACAAAACCTTTAAATTTATCTTGTGTTAAAACACCTTTACCTCCAACAGTCGGGAGCTCTTCCACAATTCCTAATCCTTTAACTTGATTTGATAAATCATCAATGATAGTTTTTGCTTCTGCATAAACATCAAACAGTTCTTTTGGAAAAGGACTAGAAATTTCTCTATGTTTTTTACCTTCAAGAACATCCATAAAATTATCAATAAATTTCTTTTTATGTTGTTCTGGAGCACCTTTAAATTCTGGTCTTTTTAATACTTCTTTTATTTTTCTGTCTACTTCTTTAAGTTTAGCACGACCTTTTTTTATATTGGCTTCTGTTGTTGGGTTTATTAAAGATCGAACATTAGCTGTTTCTGCATCTAAAAACTGTCTGTACCTTAACATAGAAAGAGACTGACCAACAGCATTGTCTAGAGTCTTAGCTGTTCCTTTAATTATTCTTTCTTCTTGTTCTAATATTAATCTTTTTGTTGTATCAATAGCTTTCTTTGGTGCGTATGCTAATATTTCTGCTGCACTTTTATCAACACCTGGAATAGTTTTAGAGGCTACTTTTGAAACACCTGTTAAAGTTGTGCCTACAACTTTTGGAATAACAGCTGTTGCTACTCCACCTTCGAAACCAACTTTTATTTTATTAAATAATCTTCGAGCCGCTTCTTCTCTTCCTTCTAAACCAACTCTTTTATCTGTTCCTATGTAATCATTATCAAAAAAATCTGCTATGGTTTGTGTGCCATCTGTAGAAACCACTGCATCTGCCAAACCAGCCGCAGCTACTTGTTTTGCCGCTAATCCAAATCTTTGACTTTTAGTTAAGGCTTGAGGTCTCCCTTTAACTAAAGCATCTTTTCCTAACTCTCGTGGTTTTAAATCTGTTCCTTTAACTCTTTTTACACCTATTTTTGGTGTTCCTTTAGCAATTCTTGCAACTCGTCCTGCTTTACTAACAATATTGGCAGCTGTAATACCAGGCACACCAAATTGAACAACGGCTTCTGTAACTTTACCAACCACACCAGCTGGATCTATACCACCTTTGTCTCTTAATTCATTTGCAAAATTAGTTACTGATTTACCAAAACTAGTGCCAAGAGTTAAGTCTGGTAATAAAGATACAGTTTCTGCTAAACCTTGTACGATACCAATAGCACCAGAAACTACACCTTCACCAGCTTCAGTAAAGAAACCTTCATACTTTGGATCTTTATATGTTCCTGCTGCTTGACCTTCTTTATTGGTAATAACACTAGATTTTCTTTTAGAAACTCTTTCTTCTGCTTCTTCTTGAGTTAAATTATCTTTGAAAAAATAAGGATCTCCGTCAATGATATATTTTGGCATTTGTTTACCTTATTATAATCCAAACTCTTTTTTGAAAGCATCATCGTTTTCGTTAAATCTATTTGCATATTTTTCTAACAAAGTTTCTGTTTCACCTCGATTAACTTGTGCTGCTGAAGGTGGTCTTAATAGTTCTTCTTTTATTCTTAACGGAACTTCGGATAGATTTATTTTACCTCCAACTTCTTGAGATAAGTCTAAATAATCTAAAGTAATACCTGTCATGTCATCATCACTATCTAAGTCGTTATACTTGTCTACAAAATCATTGGCTTTGATTCCAAAGGATTTTTTATCAAAGCTCTCTCCCATGACAATACCTTTGACCTTACCTTCTTCTGAAAGTATTTTTTGCTCTATGCTTTGTCTTTGTTTTGCTAATAATTTACCACCAAACTCTTCTGTAAGAACGCCTTTTAATATTTTTTGACCCTCTGGAGCTACAGTAAAATTACCTGGAACTAATCCTTTGTTTGGATCTGTTAATGTAACAAGTCCTGATTCGTAAAGCTGTCTAACTTCATCACTAGGTAATTTTCGTAAAGTTGCATTTAAAGACTGATCGAACTGTTCTTGTTCAATATTAAATTTCTTTTCTTTAAAATCTAAATCTCTCATGCTCTTTATAAAGTTTAATTTTAAAGTATCATTTGCATTTTGAAGTTCTACTTGTTTGACAAGCATGTCTTTTTCTTCACCAACCTTAGTTTGAAGTATCTGATTTATATTCATTTTCTTTTTCAAAGCTAAAGTTTCTTTTGCTATTTGTTCTGATTTTGCATCACCTAATAGCTTATACATTGTATTTGCAGCTTCTCTTCTATCTGCTTTCATCTCTTTACTTAAAAATTTAATATCATCACCATATCCAGATAAACCTACATTTAATCCTTTAGCTATATTTGTAAGAGCGTTATCACTTTCTCCAGAAGCAACAGCAAGACCTGCCTGCATAACTCTTAAAAATAAAGCAGAACGTCTGTCTTCATCAAAGTTTTCTTCTATTTTTTCTGGATCAAAACCTAGTATTGATATGGCTTTATCTCTAACATCTGCAAGAGTTACTTCTCTACCTTCTTTTTCTAACTCGGCTATTAAATCTTTTTGTGTCTGGTTGGCAGTTGTTCCTAATAATTGTTTGTCATCTAAACTAGCCATGTCTGTCAAAGCTCTTCTATTTCTAGCCATCATTTGATTAGTTATTTCCATGTCTTTGCTAGTGTCAAAAAGAGAAGAATCAGTTTCTTTTTTGTCTGGTGTAGTTATATTCTCTTTTTCTTTTTTAAAATTAGCTAATATTGGTTTTAATTTCTTAACACCAAACTTATTTGGATCATTATCATCTGTAGTGGTTTGTGTTAGCTTTGGTTTGGTTTCTAAAGAAGTATCTACTGTTTTATTTTTTTCTTCTTGTTCTCTTTTTAAAACTTCTAAAGGTGTTTCATCTTTTATTTCCACACCAATATTGTCATCAATTCTTGAACCTAAAGTGTTCATAGCAGTAAAAGGCAAAGTTCTTCTAAAACCAGACAAAGTTGCTTGATTTGGTATTTTTTGATTCAACACAGGTATAGCGTTAATACCACCAATATTATAGCCTTTGACTGCGTTCATTAATTCTGGACTAGAAGCCATTATGCCACCAGTATTCATCATCCTAACATTATTAGGATTGTTAAACATGGGTCTATTGAATACGTTTGTCATTATGCACTTCCAAAAAACTTATTGAAACCACCAGCTTGTCCTACTGCTCCAAGACCCGCGATTCCTAGTCCAAGAAGTTGTGATCCTCTGCTTGGTGGTGGAGTTGTTGTTCTTGACACAGTTTGTTGCAACGCTGGAACACCTCTGAATATATCAGATAAAAATCCTATTCTCTGGAATGGTAATGCTTGTTGAGCTAACTGATTAGCTCTTGCAACATCAAACTCTTTTTGTGACTGACCTTGTTGCAGACCACCTATGCCAAGCAATGTGTTTACATCTTGTACACCCATCTGTTGTCCTAATTGACCAAGAGCCGCGGTTTGTGTACCAAGACCCGCGACAGTTTGACCCAACTGACCAGTGAGCTGTGCTTGTCTTAACTGTTGTTGTGCTGCTTGTTGAGCTAAGTTTTGTGCTTGTGCAAAACCTTGTGATCTTAACTGTGCACCAGTTCTTGCTTGTTGATCCATAACATTTCTTGCAATCTCACCTTGTGCAATACCTTGTCTTGATCCACCAAATGCACCAGCACCCACGGCACCTGCTGCTAATTGATTCTGTTGCATAGCACCTTGTCTTGCTATGTCTGCTTGTGTCGTAGCTATAACATCTTCTGTGAATGGATCCATAAACTGTCTAAAATCAGTAGGAGAAAAACCAGCTGCGGCAACTCTTTGTTGTGCAGTTCCTAACTGTCCAATACCTTGACCAATCGCTTCTGCACCTCTTTGAAGAAAAGGCTCAAAAGAACCTACGCCTGTTGTAGCTCTTGATATTGCATCTCTTTGTCCTTGTGAAAGTTCTGCTAACTGTTGAGCAGAAAAAGGCATAGATGAACCTTCTTGTGTTAGATTCTCTGCACTCTTAAATATATCTGCTAAAAACTGTTCTTGGAACGGTGCTAATCTTACTATCTGTTCTTGTGTTGCTGTAGCCATTATGCGACCCTCTCTAGTTCGGACATCATCTCATACATTCTTGCAGCTCCGATGTCTCTGTCTCCACCACCTGCACCTCTGACTGCCTTTGCAGTTAGTACAAATTCACCATCTGATAGTCTTGCTGGTACAGAATCACTTGTGCCTGTCCCAGGCCCTTCAACTTCACCACCATCTGCAGCAGTCATAATACCTTGTCTATCTGCTAGATCTTTGAAGTATTCTTTTCTTTCATCTTCGTCATCTAGATTGTAACTCTTATCTCCTATAAAGCCAAGACCTAATCTAGACTTACCAACTGGGTCTGGTCTCTGTTTGAATTCTTCTTGTTTTGGTTCTTCACTAAGTGCAGCTAAACTTCCAATACCACCAATGGTTGCCATGCCAGTAGGAGTTTTAGCAAAATCTACTGCTTTTTGAAAAAATGTGGGATCTGGCGATGACGTAACTGCTGGAAAAGGACCTGCACCAACCGTACCACCAACTGGATTTCCAGTAACCGAACTTGTGACAGCTTGTGTGCCACTAGCAGCCGTGGCACTTGGTGCAGCAGCCGTGAATAATTTACCACCACTTGCAGCGTATCCACCAATCCCACCAAGAAGTGCCGCTTTCAATGCGTCATCTGTATCGGCACCTGCAGCGAGTGAGCCTATACCTGCACCCAAAGCAGAACCTATGGCAGCAGAACCAAGTGGACCACCAATAGCAAAACCAATACTGCCACCTATGATTGGTGCTGCTTTTTTAAGAATCTTTGTAAAACTTTTAAATATTCCCATGATTCAATACTCTATCAATAATTACACTTTTGTTCAATGTTATATTCTAGATAACGCACTTGTTGTCACTCTTGTCTTCGATAGTTCTTGAATACTAGCAACAACATGCAGTCTATTTGCAGTTGCGGCCTGCACTTTTAATACTTCTCCACTTTGTAATATCAAATCTTTTGAAAGTAATTCTATAGTTGTATTAGCTCCTACAGCTTTGACTTTGAATAAACTAAAGGTATCACCACCATTAACAAGTTGCACTGTTATTGTATCTGCATTGCCACTATCTTCTGATACTAATATGGAGTTAACAATAGCCGCATTAAAATCGGCATCACTAGGAACTGTAAACAAAGTTGTAAGATCCGTTGTGGTTAAATCTACCTTTGCGTTTGTTACACCTTGAATATATTGAGGAATACTGGTTATA